TCAGCAAAACGCTGGTCATAGGTATCGCTTAACTCATCACTAAGTTTAGTAATGAAATCACCAGATGCTTTGTTATATTCTGGTGAGGAGATTAAATCTCCATCAGTTTTACCTTCTAAAAATTGACGATGTGGGTGAGGAATATCGCTGGCTGAATCTAATACAATTGCAGCCTCTGGGCTTTCAGATGCAATCTTTGATACCGCTTTGGTATCACGATACATAACAGCACGGAAAGTATCTATGACATCCTGTTCAGTTTGAGCGCGACCAAATAGGTACGCCATAGCATCAGGATTTGTAACTTTCTTTTTGCGCCAGTATTCATACTGCTCACGAGCATTGCTGTTTGCAAGGAAACGAATATCTGTAAGTCCCTGACCAGTGCCTTCGGCTGCCTGAGTAAGGATGTTATCAAGGCGTTCCTCGGTCATTGCAAACTTGCCAAATACTGCACGGGCTGTCTTGCCAGAAATCTGGTCAAGCATTGGAGCCTTGGCTGCAATTACTGCGCCTTTGCCCAAGAAACCTGTAAAAGTCAATGGGTCAATGATTGTAGATGCTGTTAAATCAGGTAAACCAGATAGGAACTTGCCTAGATACTGGTCACTAAATGCTGCATCTCTATCTGCTTGATTAAATACATCAAAACCAGCAGATAAGAAACTAAGGTTATTGTCGGTCCAGTCTTGGAACCAACCGCTTTTATCTCCAGATGTACGACCTGGGGATAATACTGAAAGTGCAGCCTGTCCAAGAGAGATGTTTTCTTTTTCGCGTTCTACACGAAGTGTGTAATCTGCGTAAGATTCACCTGGAGCCTTAAACTTGTTGTACATAAATGGTTGGTCAAGGATTGTTTCAACACCTTCACGGCGTACCTTGCCACCTAATTCATAGGATGCTTCACCAACTGCAAGTAATCCACCAACTGCAGCACGAACTGGAGTGGTCGCTACCTTTGTTGTGTTCTTAACAAAGTTAATTCCATCTACATACCATGGGTCATCGTTGCTTCCCGCAGTCGCTATGTCTTTAAATAGTCCTGGCAAGCCTGTAAAGTCAACAGCAGACTTTGCCATCTTGCCTAGATTATCAATCCAACTCACTGCATGCCCTCTACCTGGCTACGAATATAACGATACCAATTACGAGTTGCATTTGAAGCGCGTGGTGATTCCGCTACTTTTGCGTAAAATGGTAAATATGCAGCAAGTTGTGCAACATCTTGATTGTTTTGTGCATTAAGCATGGCAGGTGCTGCCATAACTTCTTCGCCCGCATTTGGTCCGAGCGCTCCACCAGTATCTACACCTTCTTCAGGGTACTGGGTTGGGGCATCAAGAGGAATAATTCCGCTTACATCTAACTTTGGCATACCACCTTGCATGCCCATAGTTGGCTTATTTGCTGGATTCTGTCCTGCCATATTTGCAGAAGTTTGCACATCATAGAAATCCTGTGCGTTATCAATGCCTGCTACATATCGTGCAGGTTGACCATTGGTTCCAGCACCGCCTGTTGCGGATACTTTAAAGTTATTTTCTTTTTTTATTGCCATTGTTACCTCTCGCTATATAAGCGCTTAAAAATTTATTGAGCAGTTTCTGGACTTGCTCAGGTCGTTAAATTACTTACCGCGTGTGCCGCTTGGATTGCTTGAGAAATAGGTCTTGCCACCCTTTGATGATGCCTTCTTTGCAGTCATTGGCTTCATTGTGTTTGGCTTTCCTGCTGAACCCTGGTTCGCTGGCTTCTTACCACCTGCGATTGATTTCTTCATCTTCTTCATTTAGTCACCTCCTTACACTGGTAGTCGTCTTACGAGGGAAGCCTGAAGATTAGGTTCACCTCTTTGAGTTAAACTCGCTAGTAACGACTGAACATCTGGGCGACCACCAGGAGCAATTTGTCCTGGAGCCACACCTACCATGCGACCAGTGGCACTAAGTCCTTCTGGAAGTTGCCCCTCACCTGGTGGGACCTCACCTGGTAGCCCAAGCATGTCGGGACTTACTGCTTCAGGGGTCATCGCACCAGGTGGGGGAGTCTGAGGCTGGAACGCTTCTGATACTGCCTGTTCAATAGGCGTACCCTTTTGGCGTTCATTGATGACTGTAGACAATTTATACAAAATGTCTGAAGGGTTTTGTCCTTGCGAAGCAAGTGCAGGAATAGCCTGTGCATACGAAGCAATCGCTTGTTTCATTGCATCACGCAAATCTTCTGTATCAACCTTTTCTTCTTCTTGTGTTGCATTGAAAGAGAAAGGCATTTGACGGCGTAGGAAGTCACGGGAAATCAATTTATCTCCACGAGCCTGTAGACCAAACACCAAAGCGCGGTTAGGGTCAAGTCCTGCCATCAAACCATACTGAACATCAACAGTGTAATCACCATCAATGTCGCGCTTTGGCTTGTATTTAATTGCGTATGGAACTCCATTGCGTGTACCGCGTAGAGTTTTTTCCATATCAGCAAAAACTTTTTCGTCAACTTTTAGAGCAAGCCCTACAAGTTCAACAAAGGCACGAGCAAACATTGCATGTGCTGACTTGATTTGTGTATCAAATCCACCCATGAGTGCTTGTACGCCACGACCTGTGACGATAGAAGCATCAATGTTTCCTGTGCGTGATTCAGGGTAACGGGAACCTAGTCTAAGTTCTCCCTCAAGAACCTGCTGTTGTGCGAAAGCACCTGCTGGTATCTCAATAGGTAATCTGCGAACATCTCCAGGTCGTTCAGTTCTAACAATAGCATCTGGTCCAAAGGCTAACTCGTTCAGGTCGGTTGGGGCTACGATTGGCGATTGAACCGCTTTAGTCGCTGCTTCAAGAGATAAAAGCGCATAGCGAGCCTTAGCAACTTGAATTGCGAGAACATCGTCAAATTGACCGCGTGTTTGACCATCAAGCGATGGGCGTTGAACAACGCGGATAAGACACTCACCAATCGGATTGGGAGTTCTATCAATAACCATGTTATTCCGTGAAGGCACGAAAAGAACATCTTGGTCTTTATCATGGTAACGAACAATCTCCAACATTGAGTTAGTTGAATCTTTATCGTAAAGTAAATGTGCATACTCTGGGTATGCGCTCATTAGTTCAGCCAGTGGCTTCTTAACACGCTGATACATGCCATGAACTTTTCCAAATCTATCAATGATTGGATAGCATCCATAGGAATCTAAGAAACGGATGCGCGGCATGTTTGCTTCTAAATCAACTTCAATTTGCGCAGGTACAAAACCATAAGTTACATAACGGTCTGATGCAGGAAACATCTGTGTCTGTAAATCAGAAAAGTCAATAATGCCGTTAACAATTTCTTCTCGCTTATCGGCTTTCTTGCGTTCTTTATCAGACACCATAGATGGTGAGTTACAGTTAAATGCGGGTAGTGGCGCTATAACTTCAGATAAGTCACGAGCCGAAATATCCACCATGTTTGCAACGATTGGATTCTCAAATGGTCCATCTGGAAATAAATCTGGGAAAACATCGCGCATGCGACCCTGACGAACAAGAAGCACTTGTTCCATGCGGGTGTCGCGGTCAGAGTAATATTGGCGATAGCGTTCGTAGTTATCTTTAATCTCGTCTAGCGTTAGGGACACACCCACCTCCTGTTCTAATATATGTCGCTGAGTGAAACTGTGTATTGTTTTGATTTGTCGTAAGGTGTATGGAACATATTGATGCTGCTGTGACTGCGAGCAAATGTTCTTGCATTTGCCACTCGGTCACGACATCCAAGTTCAGCAAACCAAAAAGCCATAACGGTATCTGTCTTTTGCGCTTTAGGCGCATCTGGATACCATGTAACTAATTGTTCAATTAATGTCTTTATGCTTTCGGAAGCATGAGTTGATGGAAACTCAATAAGAGCATTACCATCTTCCCAACCGTGAAATAAGGTCGTCAGGGATGCAACTCCGAAGTTCGTGTCCCATTTGTTTTGACCCGTATGATGTTCTCGTAGGAGCGCACCCCTTGACGAAAGGTATTCCCGTACCTCACGGTCCTGAGTTAACATTGTCTGGAAAGCATTTTTCTCAATACGCCACTCAGAAATCTTGTACTGGTCTGTCCAGTCTTTAATCAAACTTCTAATCTCATCTGGTTTCATACCAGCCTTGTTTGATACATCTAGCAGATAGCGCTTCTGTGTAGAAATATCTATCGCTAAACAAACTGCTGCGGTATAACCAGAGCCAGCAGGGTCAAGACCAGCAATAACAATAAGTCCATCCATGCCTTGTGGTCTAACTCCTGCTTTACCCTTTGGTATTCGCCCGAAGTTTCTAGCGCCATTGATAACGCCCTTGATAGCCTCAGCAGGAAATGCTGAA